AGGCTGGACGCTTCCAGTTCCTGTTGCGGCACCGGATTGATTGAGGACCCCACCGACAGGCTGAACCTCTCCCGCTCTTCCGCCCTGAACTGCTGATTCTCTAGCCCAATTATTTGCTCCTTCAACCCCTTCACGAACGGATTGTCCGGTCCATACTTCGCTTCCACCCTCGGAAGGTCCTCTTTCAGCAACTCTAGCTGTGATTTCATTTATTTTCTCCTGATATTGGTTTTTAAAAGCCACCTCGGTTTCGTACCAAAACTGACCAGCAAAAGAAACGCCATCGATTTGTGCTGAAACTTCAGCAGCCAAATCTTTAAGCGCTTGTGCTTGCTCGTTCATTTTCGTTGATATTTGATCATCAGTCAAGGTGGTCCAGCTAAAGTCATCAAGGCCGTACCTTTCGTTCATTTCTGGAACGTACTGGAACCTAACACCAACAGCATCAGGCATGCCACCAGCAAGGGCCGACGGATTTCTTTTTCCGTCAACAATCACGGTATAAAACTCTACCCCTTTTACTGCAAGATCATCGAGAATAGACTGCAATTTATCAATTGCCGCGCCTTCTCTAAAGTAAATTTCAACGCCGGGGCGATGCTTTAAGGGATTAACCTTTTCGTCGTGTCGCAGCACCCTAGACAAAAATGTGCTGTCTTGATTTGCCTTCATTGCGGCTTCAAGCATTTTTAACCACATTGGCAAAGGGTTGAAGCCAGACCGAGTTACAACCTCCAAGTCAAGGCTTCGCTCTACACCGCCATATCTACCCTCTGTTGAAAGCGCCTTGCTTCCCAAGACCGTAGCACCATCGTCGGCCTCGTAAACCGACAGCTTAATGTCCTCGGCAAGCATAGCCATGTCAGCATCGCTTGGCACAAAATCAATGCCTTGAGTATCAACGGATTGTTGAATAGACAAACCGCCTGTGTACCTGTCAACGGTTCTAGTCAATTTGTTTAACTGATCAGCAGCTTGATTCTTTTGCTCTTGGCTCGACTTGCTGGAGTCCATGATTTTGCGAAGACGAACAACCTCATCGATATCGCGCTGACCAGTTAAGTCAGCCTCGTATTCGAATGAGCCACCCTCACCAGCCGCGCTAGTCCAATCGTTTTTGGTCCAAACTTCTTTTTCTAAAAACCAAACGATTGCTTGCAAATCGTCATCGTTGACTTTAGATAAACGTTCATCATTTTTCATTTGCTCGTTAGAGCGAATAAGACTTACAGCTTCAGAAAAAACATCCTGACCAAATCCAAATTGAAGCGTTGTTTGCCCAGTAGAAAGCATATTTCCACTGACACCACCTTCAGCCATTGACGGGATGCGCACGCCCCCTGATAGGCGCTGCAATAGCCTTGCCGCCCACACATCAATTGTTGCCTTTTCTCTAAAGCCAATCAGGTTACCTGAAAAGTTAAGAGCCTTTGGCGCTGTGCCAGAAATAGCCAAATCAGCGTTGGGGTCTTTAACAACGCGCCACAAATCAAGCATTGCTCGCAATGCGTTGCGTCCGTTAAATCCATACTTCTTACCAGATTCTTTTTTGGGCAAAAGATCATCGCTAATGTTGCGTAGCGATTTAAGGTTTGCCATTTTTTCCTTGTACTCTGGCAAATCCTTAATTTGTTTTTTGTTCATCCCCTGTTCAATTTTTTCGCCAAACCACGCGCCAAATTCCGCTTCAGCTTGATTGACATTGGTTGACCATGCAACCCACTTCGGCATCAATTGATCAAAGTCACCTCTTGATGCGCGACGAAGAACATCAACTGCGTTTTTCCAGTTCTCTCTTACCGGGGTATTTGGTGACGTTGCACCAAGCAAATCAGCAAACAAATCACCAAGGCCACCAAATTCTTGGCGTAACCTAGAGCGCATTTCTTTGTACCAACCAGCCTGTCGAATAATATTTTGAGCGGCCTTGTCACCATTTTGCGCACGCTCATAAACAGACAAAACCTCGTTTTCAATTTTCCTTGCAATTGCTTTTACTTTTTGATCGTATGGTTTGGTACCTTTTTCAAGCAACGTACCGTTTTTGTCATTAGCAAAAGTGTATGGAATTGTTTTGTAAACCAACTCATACGATGCAGGCTTGCCACCTTTTGATGGCTCAATTTTTACGTCAGTTAATTCAAGCGCGGCCCAGCCATCCATTGGAGGGTTTGCCAGCTTATGGTTTTTAACCAAAGTAGAAATTTCATTATTCTCAATGCCAAGCTCTTTTTCGGCATCTTGAATTATTTTTGTTTCTTCATCGCTCATGCGAGCGCGTTTCCCAACAACACGTTGACCACGTTCAGCCATTAACACATGCTGCGTAATATCACCCTTCATTGGCCCTTGTGCATCCTCTTGAGATGCCGCTTGGCTGTCTGTTGGTAGCGCTGCCTGTTTCAAAATGTTGGCAGTCTCTGGACTCCACGATCCTTCGTTGAATATTGATTTGATTTGATTTGGTTTAATAGGTACAGCCCATTGAATTGAGCCATCATCGTTTCTTAATATAACTCCGTCGTATCCTTGCTCTTCTAAATCTTTTGGAACTTTTGCAAATTTATCAGTCACTTCGTAAGGATTTTGAATACTTATATATGCAGGAACAATATTTGCATTAGTTTGGAATGCAGCATTTTTTGTAAATTCAGCAGCTTCATTAGGGTCAGATGTGAAATAGGCTCCAGTTCCTAACATGCCTCGCTCCATGCGAAACACGCCATCTTGTATGTCTGATTTTGCTCCGTGATACATAATAATTGGAGCGCCAGTATTGTCAGAAACTTTTGATTCAACAAACCAATTTTGAAATTCTGGTGTCTGCTGTAACGCTTGTGTGACTTGACCAATCTGCTCTTGACTGAACATTTGCGCAGTCACAGCAGGCATTGTTGAAATTGTTTGGTACGGCAATAGCTTGTAAAGCTCCATAGGTGACATGCGCATTTCTGCGGCTTTTGTCACATACAAATCTCTAACGTACGTCGCGTAAGCGCGTGATGCCGTATCGCTGTATGCCTGTGTTGACTTAATGTTTTCAAACATCAGGCCTTCAACTTCTTTTGCAGAGCGCACAAATTCTTCGCTTTGCATCAGTTTTTTGGTTTGCTCGTCGTATGCCTTTTGCAACTCTTCAGCTTGGCTATCAATAAATGCAGTGGCCTCGCGACGGGTCATTGTCTCGCCTTCGAGGCGAAGGTCATCGATGATCTTTGTGCTAACGTCAGTCGGCGCAATTGTTGTCATGTACTCTTGAATTGGAATCTCAATCTCATCGCCAGTAATTAATGCGCTCTCAATTTGAGATGCAACAGTCGGTGAAAGCGAGGCAATTTGCTCAAGCACACCAGCTTGCTGTAGCACGTTCGCGTTGACGTAAACGTTTTGCACAGGGCTGTCTTCAGTGGCTTGCTCAATCCACTGGTTAAATGTATCTGCATCGCGAGTGCGAATTTTGTTTGCCGCTGATAATTCGTTAAGACGCTCAAGCGCTTTTGTGTTTTGCTCAACACCAATTGCATCGCGCATTGTGCTTTTATAGTTGCCGGGTATTTCAGCAATACCTGTTGGCATTTCAAGCAAGCCTTCAAGCAACACTGCACCAAGCTTAAAGTCATCAGTCAAGAACCCGGCGGTGGCCTCACCAGCCATGCCTCCACCAGCTTGAATTCCAAGCTCACCAGCTACGCGAGTACCAACGCTTAATGATGTTGACTTTGCTCCAGCCAATAGCTTGCCAGCAACACCAGCAGTTAATCCGTCAAAAAATCCAATTGATACGCCACGCTTAAGCGCTTTGTCTTTTGCTTTTGCAACAAGTTCTGGGTTATTAAATGCATTAGCTAAAGCAATTGGATCAGTTAAATCTACTCCAGCTTCAGCCATTGTGTCATCGATAGCAGATCCGTATTCAAGCAAACCACTTGTTAACCCACTAGCAATACTTTTACGCAACGCTTGCTGCGAAAAAAATGGAATTAACGTTGATGGTCCAGTAGGTCCAAGAACGCTTGATGCAGCCATAGCTGCCATTGCTGGTGCATACGTTCCAGCAGATTGAAAAAACATTGTTTGCAATGCATCAGGATGGTCAACCACAGCTTTTACAAAATCTAATGCGTTATCTGCATTAGCAAGTTTGTTAATTCCTTCTTGCACTTCAACAGGTGGAGAAAACTTTTCTTGTTCTTTTTGTAATTCAGCCATGCGCAAGTAGTAGTCGTTGCGCGGGTCGTATTCAATACCAGCGCGTCCCATTACTTCAGCTTTGCGCTTATCAAGACTGCTAGTAATTCCAACAGAATCCAAAAGCGATGACCACTGCTTTTTAAACCCAGTAAAACCAAATTTAAAATCTCGCTTGATACTTTCTCCAGCACCGCCAACAGAAGACGCGCCCATAGTGGCAATTGTCATGCCAATATTTAACCAGCGATTTTGATCTTCGCTTTTATTAAAATCTTCTTTCCTTACTGCTTTAAAAGAATTGAATTGGTTCTCCATATCCTTAAGCGTATCGGCTTGATCACTTGCAAGCTTTGCGCGTGTTGGATCGGATAAGAATCGCGCTGTCTGTGGATTGTCGCGCCACAAAGTATCTGCGCCAGTCTTTTGAAAAAGCTGCGCTTCTTGAGCAAGCTTCTTGTAATCAGGCACTGCGTCTACAGAAACAGCAGCAGCCTTTGCTAATTGAACCTGACCAGCAAACTCATCCGGGTTAACTCCAGCGGCCTGCTGCAATGAACTAGTTAAAAACTCCTGTTTTTCGTCTTCGACTTTTAACTTCGATAGGTAGTTTTCGTATGCGCTCATTATTTAATCTCTTTTCATCAACAGGTATGCATCAAGGACGCGGCTTTCAGTTGGCATCACACCAGCCTTTTCCATATCATTGAGAATCTGATTGCGTATCGTTGCTGGGATAACAACATTTTTACGGTTGGTGACTTGAAAGAATCGCTTTTCTTGTTCAGTCTCGGTCATGTTGAACGTTCTACGCCACCAGCTATCAATCGTCACTTGCTCTTTTACTGGTGACAATGCTTTTGCATAAATTTCGTTTTTCTCTGCCATTGTCAATTTGCGCTTTTTAGCTTCTTGCTGCAAATTGATTTCGCGTTCAACTTCAGAACGCAACAAGATTAATTTTCTTTTATCTTCTGAATCGGCTTTGGGGTCTATGAATTTCTTTAACCCGGCATCAAGCAACGCACGCTGGAATTGTTCGGAATCAATTGTCGCATCGAGAATTTGTTGCTCTGCTTTAGGACCGTTTCCAAGGTTGTAATACTTGCGATAAGTTTCTTCAGTGACAAGGCCGCGATATTGAGTCAACGTTTCTTTGCGCCACATTTGCGGATTGTTGTCCAACATAATTACAGTATCTGGATCGTTAGCGCGTGGCGCTCCTTGAACTAGCTTTGCTCGGTCCTCTGGCTTAACTGATGCCCATACAGCAGCAGGAACATCTTGCCATCCACCAATGCGAGCAAATGCAGCGTCTTGTGCAGTTATCAACAACGCAAGGTAATCAGCCTGTTTAATTGACTGATCTTCTGTGTAATTGTTTTTAATACGCTGACGCGCAACTTCTCGCTCTTGTGGGTCTGCAATTGAATTAGTTTCAGCCAGCATTGTGCCAAGCGTTTGCTCGCCAGTAATGCTTGACTCAAGTTTCTTCATGCGGTTTTCCCAGCCCTTCTCATACCGAGCATATTTTTCTGGGTCTTTGGCAATCAGTTCAGCATAAAAGTCACGACGCAAATCGATAAACTTTTGTGGATCACCTTGCGCCTGCTCAATAAATTTTCTTGTCTGACCAGCGCCATGATTGACCGCAGAATCAAATGCAATCATACGAATGCTTACTGGTAACTTATCTGCACCGATGTCATTCCAAATACCACGATACAAAGTTTTGGCTCGCGCCGTGGTCATGTTTGCAATGTCTTCATTTGGGAATGAAGCGGAGGTAATACCCATCTTTGCAGGGCCAGTGCCAGCGTCATCAGCAACATAAGCCGTTCCTTCGGCCTGCATAATCCAAGTAAACCCAGATTCAAAATCAGTTCCTTTTGGACCTGTGTTGCTATAAATTGCATCGCCTTTTACTTTCCCGGCCTCGCGTGTATAGCCCTCTTTTAATAAACGATTAAGTTCAATCTGCGCTTTTTCGTTTACTTCACCAGTTTTAATTTGCTGGTCAAGGTATGAGCGTGCGCCGATGTAGTCGTTACGATTAACCATCTGCTGCACAACGTCAGCGTGAATTTTGGTTGTTACGTCGCGAACAAGATTTAAGCGCTGTGATGACTTTGGTGCAAAGCCAGATAAATCAGCCAAGTTATTGGCCTCTTCAATTGCAGTTTGCTTGTACGTCTGAAAAGCGCCAGTTGGTTTGCCGTCAGCATCTTTCTGGTACACCGATGACGTATTGGCAAGCGCGTCATAAATAGAGGCCTCTAGGCGAGCTTTTGACTCTGCCATGTTGTAGACCTTGGTCTGCTGCAATGCATGCGCGTCAAGCTGGTTAAACACGCTCTCAAAGCGCCTATTGGCAACGTTGGTGAACATGCTTTGCTGTACCGAATTGCTTGCGCCCCGAGCGATTTCTGTGCGAGCTTCATTTAAAGCTTTCAGCGTATCGCTTCGTAGCTCTAAACTCGTTTTGCCTTGTGTTGCCATGTAACCCTTTTCAGGGTCGTACATGATTTGCCGAATCTTGTCTGACAATTGCGTGTCGAGTTCTTTTGTTCGAGCGTCATCAACAAATGATTGCAGTCGGTCTGCCACCTGAATCATGGCCTGACCAAAGTTCTGAACAGCCTTGCCGCCCTCAATTGCTTGAGCGCCTGCAAAATCTTTGCCTAGTTCAAACCTTGCCAGTGGCTGGGCCTGTGGCGGTGGGCGTGTTCCTTCAATTGCTGGCACGCCAGAAAGCGGCTTAAACCCAACAGGGTTTGGTGCCTGAAATTGACCAAGCTGCGTAGCTGCTAATTCTTGGGTTGGTACGTCATAAACTGGTACGGTAGGCATTGTTATCCCCCAGCCTTAAATTTGGATGCTAGAGCGTTCATAGTTTGATCTTGGACCCATGTTCTAGCTAATGAGCCAGCGCTGCCCAGAAGGCTTGTAGCGGCCCCCAGAACAGGACTTATGGTCCCGGAAAAATCTGTCACTACGTTTGCAGAGCGCGCAGCGTTGTCGATCGACAGCCTAAACACGTTTGCAGCAAGCTCTTCGTTAAATTCGACGTTAGATAGCGTGGCCCGGTATACCGCATCAGCCATCTGTTTTTGAATACCAGTCATGCCAGTTGCCTGTGTGCGCAGGCTTTCTGCTGTCACGCCCTGCAAGCGAGCTTGGGTTTCAAAGTTTGCTGCCTGAATGCGTTGTGCAGCAGCAGACCTGACCGAGTTTGCGTTGATTGTCAGCGCATCCGACTCTTTCATAAAGTCTGTTGTTGCGGTTACTTCAGCAGCGGAGCCTTCACCAAGCGCAATACCACGCGCAGCCATCGATGCCGTTTGAGCGCTTTTAATCTTTCCTGCGCGCAACGTAATCTTTGCCACTTCCTTTTGACCAGCTTGCAAAATGTATTGCGCATTGGCCTCGGCGTTGCGTGCATTCATTGCTGAAATGCCGCTCTGGAACATAGCAGTCGATGCTTCTGTTTCCAAATTAATTGCGTTTGACTCTAGCTGATAAAACGTTTCAGCAAGCTTGGCTGATAGACCAGTTTTTTGCGAAGATGCTTGGTACCGAGATGTGCTTAACTTTGACTCGTTGTCATACTGTTGAGCTTTTATTTGATACCGCTTCTCGCTGGCCTGCGACTGTATCTGGTATTGCTGTGTTTGAGCAGCGTAATACGTCCCTACAGCGCTTTGAATAGCTCCACCAATAGCAAGTACTGGCGCTGCTGCTTTAAGGCCGCTGGCGAGGCTAGACATTGTGCTTGCATCTGTGAGCATTGTCCCTGTGTCGGACCCTGCAAAAAACCCGGTTGGTGACGCTCTTAATCCAAGTGCCATATATTTCCCCTAATAAACGATCTATGCGATGACATAACCTCAACACACAGCGTCAATTTATTAACGCAAGGTTAAAGCATGAGGTTAATTTACGGGTACCGTTACCCGCCTATCGCAACCTCCAATGTCATGCCAACAATCGTAAGCGGCAATGGATCAACCTGCCTTACATAGACCTGACCACTGTCGGCCCATGATGGCGTGAGCATGATCTCAATCTCTTGCGACTTTAAATCTGGCGGTTGCCCGTAAGCCTCTGTGGTCCGTTGCTTTGCTTCAACAAGACTATTAACGTCTGGTCCAATAAAAATACCCGACGATCGGAAGACCCGCAGCCATGCCTTGTTGATGTTTTTGTAACGGCCTTGCCCCATCCCGTTATCAATCTGCATCGCAAGCGGTAGCGTTTGCATATCAGCCTCATAGGGCAACCCTATGGTCACAATGACTGAAGCTGTTTCAAGAGTAATGGTGCCTGCTGTTACAGTCTTGCGTGGATGCACAGCGCCGTCAGTCAGGATGCTTACTTCTTTGCCCTCAAGGTGCGATAACCCGCTGATTGAGTTTCTAGCAAACGCCCATTGCGCAGTTGCGGTGTTTCTCAACGACGTTGGCAATACCTTATCGGTCTGAATCGTGGCAACAGTGCTTGAGCTAGTCGAGGCGATACGGCAATGGTATTCCTCTCCAGCCGCATCAGTAAACACAATCTCATCACCAATATCACTTGTTCCGGGGTAAACAAACTTGGCTGATGATGAAGTAATCGTCAATGCGTCTGCTGGCCCCCATGTTGTGCCACCAGTAATCGTCATCGTCACTGCGCTTGTATTGTTGCCGTTGTAGGTCAACCCGGAATCAACAAAGAACGCATTGATCAGGGCCTGCTTGATCTCATCATCGGCATAGCTGTTTGGCGAACGTGGCAGCATGCGCTCTACATATCTGCGTTGCACGCCGTTAATTTCACGACGGATAATGCAGTACAAGATATCCTCATCGCCTTCAGCAACCACAGCGCAAGACTCAAACACCCCGTCGGTATCGTGCCAATGCCATGCGCCGATCTGCTGCTCTGGCACATAAGTCAGGCCAATCAGATTGCCAGACGTTGATACAAACCACACAAGAGGCTGTGGTGCCTTTGTGTAAGCCATATCGACAATCTCTTTACTGTCGAACAAGTGTGCTGCGCGCAGTGACAAATCACCCGTCACAAAGCCGTTTGCCTGCCAGTTGTAACCAAGCTCTCGGATGTGGCCCCCGCGAGCGGCTGCGTACACCATCGAGTTGTTGATGATCACTGGTTGAACGTTCGATGCACCGATGTATGACTGCGGTCTAATCGAAATTGTGTTCGGTGTGATTGCATCAGAGTTAACCGATGTCACGCGCCATTCAGCAGAGCCTGTCATCAACAGCAATTCCGTCAACGGCACAATGTGACGAATCGTGTTGGCCTCGCGTGCTGCGATCCTAAACTCAATCCGATCGTCATCGCTAATCGGAATGCCGTAGCTCATGTTTGATTCGGTTCCAGACTTGGTCATCCAAATCTTTTGTGGTTCTGCTGTAGTCCCTGCAAAGCATCTGCGCTGCTCAAAATACGAAACCGCGCCGGGATAATTATTTGCGCTTGTAAAGTCGTTCTCGTAAACCGGAGGGGTTCTAGACAAGTCAGGATTGATGTTGTCATCAATGATAGAAGTGCCTGTCGTGTTTCCGATATACCCATAGATACCACCCTGCAATCTGTAAACGTAATAACGCGATGCACCCGGAACAGCAGACCAAGTAATTGTGTTCTTGGCACCAGTTACATAAATGTTATTTGTGACTGTTGCTGGCGCTGATGGCGAGGACTCGTTAGAAAGTTCGTCATCAACAGCGGTGACAACATAGGTCATGTCGGCATATGTATCGACGTTAACTGTTGACGATGGTGGAATGTATCGAGTGACAGTCAAACCACTAGGCGTGTCTAGTGTCGCGCCAAAGTTAATTTCAATCAGAGTCCATTTCGTTGTACCAAGCCTGCGCAATTCGCGTGGCGGGTAATTAGGATGGACCAACGTCAGTACGTCAGCAGACTGAACGTGATGGATATCAAACAAGTCTGCTTCAGCATACGGGTTTGGTATTTGGTAGATGCCGCTTGGTGGCTCGATGTACCAGTACGTCGCATTTGGTGGTGCGTTATTAATGCTCTCTTTGATGCAGTAATAATTAAAACCACCTGATGCAACTAGGTCACCCGGCTGATACGATACTGTGCCAGTGTGGACACCTGATTGCGTGCCTGATGTAATGACAGCATTACCATCAGCAGTCGCGCTTAATTCAAATTTATTTGCTGTTGGATTGCGAACGTAATACGTTTTGCTTGCTGTAATACCAGTCGGCAATGCGCCAGTAGTAGTGAATCCAATCTTTGCGTTAGCAGACAGGCCGTGTGCGTTCCACGTTACAACGCATGGTGTTGTTGCTGTGTGTACGCCGCTTTGCGTGCCAGAGGTATTGATTGCAGCGCCACCAACAGTCGCTGCGAATTGGAATGTGCCTGCCGCTTGGTTAACGACGTAATACGTCTTATTTGCTTCAATGCCTGTTGGCAGTAGACCTGTGGTTGTAAAGATTACAGGATCGCCATTTGCAAGCGTATGGCCTGCCCACGATACAACACCGGGCGATGCAATCGTGATTGTCACTGTCGATGTCTTTGATATCGTCATCGTGACAGTGCTGCCCGATTGATACGGAGACACAGCGCCGACAAGCAATGTGCCGCCGTACGAATGAAATCTGAAGTATCCCTCTCCGCATTCGATCATCATCGTTTGCGTTGTTGAATATGTAAATGGAATTAATCGTGTGCGCTTGGTTGAATCGGCAACCTCTCGCACAAACTCAAAGCCAGATCGGTTTTCTACTGGACCTTGAGGCTTGGCAATAAAGTTACGCAGCTTGGCTGCACCAGTTTGAAACTTAACATCGTCAATGCGCCCAAACATTTCTGGTGACATTTCGCCACCAGCAAATGATCGTTGTAGCGTGCGAACATTCGCCATGCTTTATCTCCCAGATACCCAAGGCACAATGTGTTCAGGCTTGATGTTTCGTACAGCAGAATCTGCGGAAACAGCCTGCGCTAAAAATGCAGCCATCATCGACGCGCATCGTTTGCTTTCAGCCGCTCCGACATCGCCTTTAATAACCGGGCCAGCAAGCATTGATGCCAAGTGCCACGATAACGTTAAAACAAACAATGGCGCGAACTTTGTTGTGTCAGTGACATACGCTTTGTAGCGCAACACAGCATTTTCTTGGTTTGTGTAAATTACATCTTGTCCAGTTGTTGTTGTCTCAACAGCAAACTGTTGTGGCATGTACATACCAGCAGCAACAAGCGGTGCATAGTATTGAAAGCCTGACATTGCATCTGATGGCCTGAATGCCGTCGAGTAATCGTTCTCTGCTTCAGGTGGCAATACAGACAAAATATCAATTGCGTCAGCAGGGTATGCATATGCGTATTTCCACATAGGCCATGTGTTGGTTAGCTGTGCCGCAGTAATTCGTTTTGATGCAAAAGACCACTCATGCATTTCAAGCAAGGTGTCCCTAGCGATTGGGTAGAACTTCTGGCAATGCTCTGCTTGAGCGCTGCCTTCTGGTGGGTTGATACTGGCAACAGTTGCACTGTCACCGAGGTGCGCGAGCGCGAGATTACAAATATTGACTTCTGATGCCATGGCTATCACCTATGTAAAAAGGGGCCGAAGGTTTCCCAACGGCCCCCAGATCGACATCTCTCTAATCGAGAGAGTTACACCGAGCCTTCAGCCGCGTCACCGCGCTTTAATTTAGCCCAAGGCTTTTTGCTTTGAGCTTTTTCAACGGGTGCATCATCCTCTTCAGCCTCAAGAGGCTCAAGGTTTGATCCAGCTTTGCCGTCATACTCAACAATATCACCCTCTTCACGAAGGCCATTGTTGATAAACGAACGAACCAGAACGCGGTATTTAGGCATGGTTTACTCCTGATTAAACAACAGCGAAGCCAGAAGCATAAAACTTCTTGCCGTCTTGGATGTCAGTCACAACGTCGGCGGTAACTGTACCAGCACTGTTTGTGCCAACCACAGTGTAACGCGCACCCATGTAACGCTTACCAGTTGAGCCAACGATTGGGTTGATTCGTACTGGGAAGTTTGCACCAAGTGTCAGGTTGGCAGTAGCGATTGCACCCGAAGCGCCAACGACAACAACGTTGCTCGACAGAGCGGCGTTATCAGCGATGATGACTTCGAAGTTTGTCGATGTGCCGCCTGCAAACGCAGCGGTCAAAGCAAAGTTCATGAACAGGTCTTGACCTTCGCCCATGTCGCGAGCTTGTGACAGATCGATTGTATCGGCTGACACAGCAGTTGTCGTAACTGCTTGGTCGGTAGATACGCGGAGGAGTTTGTCGGTAATCATGGTTTGTTTCCTTTTACAAAGTGGGTTTAGCTAACAACGGCTTCGGTGTTGAGCAGAGCATCAACACGACGCAGTGGAACGCCCAAGAAGGACAACCACGAATAAGGCATACCGAACTGGCTCAAGCCTTCGTTGATCTTCAAGACGTACTGGCTCTTATCCAGTGCAGCAATCGACATACCAGAGTGAACAGTGCGGTTCATGTAGAACACGGCGCGGCCCATCTGCATGTTTGGAATGCGGTACAGAGCGCGAGCCATCAGCTTGATCACAGCAGTAGCAGCCGAAGCAGCTTGCGTACCAGTTTGAGCGATCAGGTCGGACACATCGATGTTGCAAATGCGTACGACATAGCGCCAATCTTTAACGACAAGGCCGTTCTTCCACTGGTAGCGAGTAGCCAACGCTTGCATGCGTGTGCCGTCGCTGTTGTAAACAGTCTGCTCGCCAAGGTCTTCGTGGACCAGACCAGCCTTCGAGCCTTTGGGGAATGGGCAGTAGACAGTGTTGTCACCCCAAACAACCAAATAGATCGAGGTGTTGTCCGAACCCGAACCACCAGCCGACAGAATGTTTTGTGCGTTAGCAGCAGTCAGGCTTGAGTAACGTGCTGCGAGGCCAAGAAACTGCTTTGGGTCAACGCCGGGGTTACCGTAGAACATTGTGCTTGCTTGCGTTTGGTTCATTGCTTCCAAGAACGCTGTGTCTTCCGACAAGCGGAATTGAGCAGTGTTGCCGTTGAGCATTGCCAAGTCTTTATCGACTTCGCTGCGAGCTTCCAAGATGCCGCAAGCTTCGTCAACCTGTGCAGTTGTCGATTTGCTTGATGGGATACCTTGGTTCAGCGCACGCCAGTAAACGGTTGGCAGGCCTGTACGGATAACAACGCGCTCGCCAGTTGGCAAGTTGCCCTCTTTAAAGACTGCGTCTTCGAGGATTTCATTGGATTGCGAAAGCAATTCTGCGACAACAGGAACGCTGCCATCAGGATCAACTCGCTTGGCCCAATCAGCCAGTGTCAAAGAACTATTCGATAAGGTAGACATGAAAAACTCCTAATTAAAATTACTGATTTGAATATAAAGCCGACGCAAGGTCGTTGAAATTTTTGGGTCCAGATTTCTGATTTCCCTTACTTCCACCGACAAAGGTGTCCTCACTTATTGCTTTTCCAGCGCGGTACATAAACCGAATTACCTCCGGGTTATTTCCCAAACCGGAATCGTTCAACAACGTGCGCAGTGCAGGCGATCCAAATTTGTCAAGAGCCTTCTTTGCGACAGCAAGATTTTCATTGAGCTTATCGCCCCCGAATTCTTGATCGGCCTTTGAGGCCTCTGCCCAATCGTTCTTCACAGATTGAATCTGTTCGACTTGTCTTGCCTCGATTAACGGGGCAATCTTATCGATCATTTTCTGCGCGGCTTCTTGTGGCAGATTCAATTCTTTTGCAACTTCCGAGTATGCCTCTAACACACCCGGATCGTATTCGCGGCCCTCGGGGGCTGTGAATTCGTATTTTTCTGGAGCGCCTTTCGGTGCTTCATTGTTTGCATCAGTATTGCCATCAGGGGATTGTTGCCCCGCTGCTTGGTTCTGCGTACCTTCGGCCTGTTGCTGCGATGCAGCTTGCTCACCACCCGTCGGTTGTGCGCTTGCTGCGTCTTGCGATGCGTTGCCTTCAGTGGTCGTTGCGGCTTCCGTCATCAGCGATTCTGTCATTCTGTTGCTCCTTAACCATCACAGGATAAAGCTCTGGGCATAGCAAGTGAATCATCGAGAGCGTGCGATTACCAAAGTTCCTGTTACCTTCTGCAAATGCCATTTGCATTGCGTTGGTGTTGAACGATAGTCGGAACACGCCCGATTGATTCAGAAGCCGCCAAATTACGCGACGGCCCCGCTTACTGCCCATGAGCCACTTAATGTCTGCTTGCTCGTTCTCCGATGAGATTCGCTCTCTGACTTCCTTTTCGGATTTAGAGAGTTCCTGCCCTCGTAGGTCAAGCGGATCATAATCACTCATGTTGCTAATCTATCCACATCAATAAAGGATACGGGTACCGATCAGTCTGTATTTCTGACCAGAACGCCCTCAATTTGCATGCCAATCTCTGCCGTAACGTCAGACTTGCATTGCCACTGGCAGTCAGTCTTTTGCGCATAACCACGCTGGACTGACTTTTCAGAAATGTAAGTTGATTCGAACGGGACTTCCAGCACAGCGCGAATAATCCCTGCCGGGCTGATCGTGTATGACCGATAGTTGGTTTTTTTGTTGTTACCTTGGTGGGTATAACAATTTACCTTTGCCAAGTAAAACGTGTAGTTTGCTGGCACTGTATATACGGTCATGCTGCTTGTGCCTGCACCAATTTTGATCTTGGCATACACCTCTGTCTTGCCTGCGTTCCCAATCGATATATCGCCCACAGGGTTAACCGATCCACTGACCGCAATGCCGTTGATGCGCAGATAGCTCTTGGCTGTCGTTACACCAGTGGTGCCATTGGTCAACACAATGACTTCAGACGTAATCTCGTACAAAGAATTAAGGCCACTGACAATAATCGTGACGTTAGTGTCTGACGCGCTTGTGCTGTAAACCAGCATTGGCCCGGAAGCAGCCGGATATACATATTGCGTAGCGTTTTCCCAAATTGGCATAAACGTCGAACCAACAGCGGCCTGATAACCAGAGATATTCAGGCTGGTGTGGCCTTGAATCAAGCCACGCGCAAGCTGTAGATCAAACGGCTCTGATGACTTTAACTCTGTTATCGATGGGTAAAACATGATTAGCCTTCACCGTAAAGCATTGTGGCCTGATCTGACTGTGTCTTGGACGCGCCAATTTCAAGGTCAGTGATTTGCAGCGACACGCTCATGTCTTTGCCGCCCTGCGTTTCGTATGCGCTGGTTGACTTGACGTAGGCCTTTGCCGTAATCATCATAGTTGCGCCAACCTGTGGCAATGCGGTAATGCCAAGCTTGTCTAGCTGCTCTTTGTCGAGGCTGATGCACAGGCCATATGGATACATAGGCTCGTCCATCTCGATTTCACCCGGCTTCTCTTCGCGCTCGGGAGCCTGCTTCATGTTAATCATTGCCATTTAAATCCCCTTAAGGTGTGTTGTAACCACTGAACATGTCAATCACGTTGGTTAATGCGCTTGGCTCTGCCGTCTTGGCTGCTGCAAGGTCCTTCGCAGCTACAGCACTTTGCATCATCTGCTCTTGCTGCGCACGTTCAGCGGCTGCTGCGTTGCGTGCCTCGCGAATCAATGCGACGTTTTCATTTGCCACAATCATCTTGGGATCAACGCCTAGCATGTCAGAATAAGCATCGGCCCATTCATCAGCATTGAACTTGTCCAGCACATCAGGCTTGATCTGCGCGACAACTCCGAGGTTGCCTACGAATCGATCGACACTATTTGTGCCGATGGCTCGTTGGGCCTGTGCGAGCATTGACACGAACTCAACGTTTAGCTCCATGCCCTGCAACTCCTGTGGCGGCGGGGGCAAGACATTGGCTTCAACCATACGATTGAACGTCATTTCGATGAGGGGATCGAGTAGTTCGTTATGCAAGCGCTCAAGCACTGGCCCAAGCATCAAGAGCTTCTCCTCATGACGCTCGGCAACCTCGGTCGCTGTCATTCGTGTGTCTGTTGCATTAGCAAGCATCAAGAACAGGTCAGCATAAAACGCACCGCGTACCCGCTCTCGTACGTCTTGGATATCCATCAACAACGCATTCAAATCGAGGTTGACCTGAAACGCTGAACGGATGCCGCCGCCTGCTGTGTTTGCGTCAACAAACGAAATGCCGCCGGGCAATGTATCAACGTCGCGGTTCTTCATCGATGTTGGCACTTGCAGTGGTGGCTTGGTCTGGTAATCGATACACTGGGCTTTGCGTAGCTGCTCATGCTGCAATTGCTTTACATCACCAAGCGCTTCCATGCCGGGGCTGTGACCGTAGATGTCACCGCCAGTGGTTGCCCATCGTGGGGCCACAACAGGGAAGTCAACAAAGCCAGATTCGCGCAGATACTTGCCGGGGTTGGACCCCAGTTCAAAGTAATACGAACCATAGGCCATGTTCAGCGCATCGCGCATCTTTGGATCGCGGTCCTCGCGAGGCTCAATGGCGTGAATGATCGTGATCCATGTATCAAGCTGGCCTCGATCGTACAAATTCTTTACAGTGGTGCTGACCTTGTCGATGCCAAACTCTTTGACGATTTCGGCAACGGTCTTTTCAAACTCGCGGTACAACGTGTTGACTCGGCCTTGATAGTTTGTTGCCAAGGCATACTCGCCAATCGTTTGCGGGTAATGGTGAATCACGTTGTTGTAATCTGGCAGCACAATAGACGATGCGGTACCAAATGCACCAAGCTCTTCGTACATCGTGTGCAAAGCGCGGTAGGTGTTGGACTTCTGAAACACCAATTGCATGCGGTTTTGGACTTCATCAAGCCATAGCTTTACAGGCTGGAATTCGTTCAATTGTGGGTCAGACGTACCAAGTCGAAACCATTGGCGCGCAGGCGATGTCGCACCAGCCATCATTCCAGCACCAAGCACGCGCAGAGAGCGTGTGCCAGTGTTGTCATAGATGTTGTTATGTCTGCGCCAGCCTTTATCACGGTCCTGCGTAAAGTAGCGGCCCGATCGTGGCAATAAGTAGCTAGAGATTTCCTGCCAGTGCGCCCACCAAGATGATCGCTCTTGCTTTAGCTGGCCCCATCGAGTCAGTAGCTTGTCGCGCTCTGGTGCTTTAGGCGCTTTAGGAGTGCCTGTTGGCTGCTTCATATTTAACCGCCCAAGAGAGTTGACTTGCCCAAGCTTAATGACGCTGGATCAACACCTGTTGGTCCGGTCAGCATTGTACCTGTCACGCCACCTTTAGCCTTTTGTTGTGCTTGAGAGATAAGCGACGCGCTATCTGGTGCGCGTGATGATGCTTTGTTGATTGCGGTCTGTTGAGTTTCTTCAACTTGCTTCATGCGCGCAGCTTCAGCTTCTTGAGCTTTGCGAGTATCGACTGCCTGTCGTTCTTGCAATGCCAATGCTTCACGCTGCAATTGCGCTTGCTGTGCGGCGCTGGCCTGCTGTGATGCAATAGACTCGCGCTGGATAACCTCTTGCTGCTTGTTGGTTTCCTGTTGCTGGATAAGAGACTGTTGCTGCATTTGCTCTTGCTCTTTGCGCGCCTCGCGCTGCGCTGATGCAGCACGCTCACCAGAATAAGCAGAATAAGCCGTTGAAGCTGTTGCTGCTGCTGCTGCAACGATGATCGCGGTTTCGATTCCCATTTTATAAATCCCTCATGACAACAATATCCACAGGCTTGTAACCTTTCCGCTGCAACATATCGGCAAATGCAGTGCCTGATCTGCAATGCCATGTAAATCTTGTAGCGCCCATCTGTTTTGCTTGAGCCTCGGCAAACTTAATAATTCGCCCGGAGGTTAATCCTTTCCTATGCTCTGGCAAAACAAACATTCCATCGTTTGACGCTATTTTCACAGACGGGTTATGAGGGTGGGGGACAATCATCACAGTGCAATATCCAATGACTTTGTCATCATCAAATGCACCTACTGCGAAGGCCATCCCACGATCATATAAAAGCTGATAAAACGCAACGTCAGGATCAAATGGAAAATCGAACCCCGTTTCATGCCAATTACTGTCAAGCATAGGCCTGACTTTATCGATCCATTCGGCGGGATTAACGACAACAATCTTCACCATGGTTGCAATCTATTTCCCAAAACACAAGTTACGGGTACCTTAAACGTTGGAATACGGGTCATATTCTTTACGGTTGCGCCCCCCAAACTCCATCATAATTGACCGTTTTGGCGTGTCCATGAGGGCCAGCACATAGGCCGATGCAAAGTCAGGCGAGCGCCCAATCTTGGCGATGATGTCCTCCCGGCTGGCAACAGATATGGTCTGGCCCACCAGCTTCCACGTTGGAGCGCATAGGTCAGCCAGCAGACGCGGATCAGGCGGTATGGCTATGCCTTGGTTGTTGGCTGGGTCTAGCGCCTCTCTAAAGCGCCACCATAACTCGGATCGCTGGTTCTTGAATCGCAGCCTGCCTGACTTGTCCAAACCCAATGCAGCCTCGGCAACGTTCACGCCAATCACTTGCTGGTTGGATTCGTTCAGGAAGTCATAAGGGCTGGAGCCAACACCGATAACGTCGATGTGGATAGGCGCTCTGTCACGCAGTGCAGATATAGCCAAGCCAGCCACTGTCGGGCCATCAGGTGTGGTGGTGCCGGGATAAACCAGCGGTACATCAAACCAGTTGTCATGCCGTCGAGCAATGATCGTCTGGTCTTTGCCGCCTCGCGCAACGTCAACGCCCATCGAGTCCATAGGCTTAAGTTTGTCAGGACGGCTCCAGCGCGCTTGTGCGGCCTCTACCCATGCCGTAGGTATAACTTGCCAAGGATCGTCCTCCATGCCTGCTTGGAAGTCACCATGCAGCATCTGTGACCGCAATGGTTCTGGCAATGATTGAAGCTGGGCCATGTATCCGGTCCCCATCAGGTAAGGGTTGTCGCTGATTCGCGAGGGTATGAACGTTCTAGACAATGGCTTGATCATCTCGCCTGCATGCTCGAACTCATCGCCTGATTTGACCTCTACGTCTTTGCCATCGATGGTAGCAAACCAGCGTAGCTCGCCCGGTTCTGCCGGGTTGGGGTGCTTCTTGTCCAGCCACGGCCCAAAGAATGCGATGATCCAGCGGCCTTCTGCTGTGGTTGGCGGGTTAAACGTGAATAGCGCTTGGCAAGGTTGGTTCGGCGTTGTGGTGCGCAGCCAGCCCAGCAGGAACCTGACTTGTTCCTCGCGCATGTTCGCGGCCTCATCGAACACCAGCAAATCGTGCGGCCTGCCCTGATACTTCTTTTCATCGCCAAGGTTTGGGAATGAACCGAACTCGATCTGGATCGGCACGTTGTCTCTGCGACGCAATCGCCAGATATTGTTCTGCCCGTTGTATCCAGTGCGGTTACCAATCAAATCTGTGAATCGGTCGATTACTCCAGTTAGCTCGGTACCATTCAGACGAAAAATCCCAATCTTCCTGTGGCTTGTAAGTGCCTTGCCACACGCGAGGTCCGTCTTGCCGCCCCCTGCTGCACCACCATAGCCAATGATGTCTGCGGTGCTGTTGTATGCGATTGATTGTGGACCGGGCAGGGGCCGCCATATCGTGTTATCCGACTGTAGAAGTTTATCTAGCTCTTCAAGCTCTTCTGGTGTCAGATACTTTAACAAATCAGGATCGAAGTCACTTGCCTTCATCAGTGCCTTTGCGTTGCTGCGCAGCCGCCATAATGGCCTGTATCTTTGCTGCGCGCTCCGAGTCCGAGAATTGGATAGCGCCACCATCAGCGCCTGTTAACTCCATGCTGGCCTTCTCGCCGTACTTCTTGGGCAATAGCTTGGATAGGACCCACTTGCGTGTATCAACGCGTAGCTTCGAGCGCTGGATATGCTCATGGTCTGCAACAACAACAACGCCAGAGTTTGTGGCCTTTTCCATAAAATCGTTCGAGCCGTCATCGCATATCTCAAGAATCTCTTCAGCCATATGCTCTAGGCCGATTTCGCGTGCGTGCGCATATTGTGTGCGGAATTCTTCGTTATCCTTGCTCGAAACCCATCTCAAAACGGTGCCGATATTAGGCATGTTTTCGTCGCGACAGATAGAGCGAAGAGACTCACCGTCTGATAGGCGAGCGCAGATCAGGTCACCTTTTTCTTTGGTGTATTCAGAAGGCCTGCCGACTCTGCGTGGCGGCTCATTCGTCTGTTGAGTTTTCTTCGACATCTTTCGTTATCCTTTTCCAGCGGTATGGCGTTTGAGCGCGACGTTCATACTGGCATATTTTTGCGACAACGCTTTTTGTAAGGTTCAAAGCAAGCGCAATTTCGAGATACTTCATGCACAGGTCTTCGCGCATTTCTCTGATCTTGTCCACCATTTCGTCAGAGATTCGAGAATTATGGTGCGAGGAACCGATGCGGTACCCCTTGTCGTTTACAGCAACAATCATAGATTTAATCCGTCTGATTTTCATTTGGTTGCGCAATAAACAAATTTCGTGTGGGGTCCCATAAAGCAGGGTTTTCAAAACACTACAAAAAAAAGGTCGCTAACACCTTTTACCCACACAAACATTTTAATCGGCACATTGATTAATATGCAACGGTTTACTTTTTTGTGCCGTCTAGTGCATCTTGGTACCCAGCGCGATAACCAATTTCAAATGCCCTGCGCAAAGTAATCATTCCAAGTTGCGTTGATTCTTTATCAACAAAAGCACCTGAAGCATCCCAAGCTTTTAAACGCACCCGGTTGATCTCTTCAGCTTTTTGTTTCTCTTCAAGCATTTTCCAAGCATCGTCTTCGGTCATCGCGCTCACCTTATGGTTTGTTTGCTTCTAGGTATTGGAGGTTTTTGTAATAGTCCCATTTTGCAATTACCTCCGGGTCCTCCGAGGCCGGGACGTATGGCCTGCCATCAACAATTTGTTTTCTAAACGTTTCGCTGATGTTGGTTTTTACTGCTGGTGTGTACGGCTTGTGTTGAATGTTGTTCATGGTCATGTCCTTGTTTTACTTGCGTAAATTGATTTATTGGTTTTGGCCTTACAGAAATTACAAATCCATCTAGTAGCTTTTCCTCGTTTTACTTTTTCTCCTTCTGATTGTGAACGTAGTGTTTGACATCCGGTGCAATATTTTTTGTCAGCCATTGATACGCTGTTTGTTGAAGACTGCATGAATCACTTCCTTTAATCTGTTTACTGAAGCTTTGCCTCGTTTGATCTCTCTGGTTTCAAGCATTGCTCTGCGAGTCATGAGAGGCATTTGCAAAATAAATCGTGCCTCGCATTCAATCATCCAATGCACGCAATCAGAGCAAACCAGCTTGCCATCAACTAGTTCTTTCGTTTTGCTTTTCTGGCATGCGTCGCAGTTAGTGTGCATTCTGCGCCTTGGCTTGCATGTGCTTCATGTACCCATCAACAATTTCAATAACTTCACGCGGCACCATTTTGTTGAATGCTTCGTCTGATTTTTTTTCAGCGTCATCGTCATCGTTCCAGCCAATACCGAAATGACAAACACCATAGCCATCTGGTTGAAAAAAGAATCTGATCTCTGGCGCGCCTTCTTCGCTTTGCTTTTTGATCATGACAATTTGTTGGTACCTTGGTACGTCGAACGTTCTACAAAACTTCATGCTGTTACCTCCGGTGAAAATAAATTGATCTCGTTAAAAAGTTCATCCCAATTTTTTGCAAGATAAAAAACGTTGCGCATTGACAGTTCGTAAGTTGCTGCGCGCATTTGAAACGTTGTGTTGTCTGCGCGGGTTCGAGTCTCGCCCTTGTCGTGCAGTGTGGCCCGATCAAAAAACAATTGTTTTGGTAGCCAGCCACAGATTGTCAGGTCCATTGTATTTTTGTTTAAGCTCGCAAAGATGTACCCATCTACTTTGTACTTGGTTTGTGATTGCAAGATGTTGTTAACGTAATCGATGCGCGGTGTGACTGTGCGGCCCATTGTTTTAATGTCAAACGTCATGCCGTATATCGTTGCATCAACTCCACCATCAGGACCATTGCTTGGCTGCATCGATGGCATACCAAGCGCTGCAAGCAAAACGTTTTGACCAATAGCGCCAACAATCTGCTGCTCTTGATTTCCGTCACTGCCATCACCGCGCTGGCCTACGTTGCACCTAGACACAAAATCTTTACTGTCCTCAATAATCCAATCAGGAACTCGAACGTTAAAGGCCATGATTGTTTACCTCTGGTACATTTGGGTCATCACAACAGCAAGTTTTCTTACCCTGTGCGAGTGCTTGGCCTTTGTTCGACCAGACTTCTTTTTGTAAATCGTCGCGCTCTTGTATCAGTGTGGCGCATTGCTCGGTTAATACACGAACTGTTTGTGTTTTTATATCTTGTTGTTTTTCCAGTTTTTGAACATACAATAATAAAAATTGTTCAAGCGATTCGTCCTCGCGCATTGCACGACATTCCCCCCGCTCTGCGATTCCTTGTATATAACGAAGCGTCTTGGCTGTGCGATCACATTCTTCTATTGTCCAAACAGGCTCTTGCTCCGGCTGTGCGAGGGCGATTATTTCTTCTTTTCCATGTGTAATGCTCCAAATATAGTCACGGTAGGCTTGCAAAGACTCCATGCCAGTGTCCCACCACTTGCTGACAACAGACAAATCTTTAGTATCCAACAATAGGCACTCAAGCTCCAATGCCATGCGTCCTGCAACAGACATAAGATTGTGTAATTCTTGTTTGCAGAACGATTCTGCAGAATCTGCAGAACGAGTTGCAGAATCTGATGTGCTATCAAGCTGTGCGAGTGCTTGGCATAAAAGATTGGCTGCATACTCAACATCATGCTTGTACGAATACCAATCACGCTTGTCATTGAAATCTATTGATAGTGCGTTAGCCAATACCTTTGCGGCTTCCTCTGCTGCTTTGCGTAGGTCAGTCATGCTTGCTCCTTTAATGTGTGTGTAGGCTTGCAGTGCCTATGAATTTTTGAAAACTCTTTTGCCATGCTTGCAAATACCGTTATTGGCGCTGGCATGGTTGGCGCATAAGTTTTCCCGCAATGCCTGCATTCAAACGCGCTTGTCGATGTGTTCATCACAACGTGGTCAGCTTTCATTTTTTTTCTCCCAGAAATTTACGGCTGCAACATGGAAATGGTTGTGCTGGTTTTTGTATTTGTTGTGCAGACGCATTAAAAAATTACAAAACTTATGATGTTCATCCTCACACAACAATTCTGCAAACCTACGCAGCGGGTCGCTAGAGTTTTCATTAATAACCTGTTCGTATATGTCTTCGATTCTGTCGCTCATTCTTTGATCTCCAGTGCGGCCTTGTAGGCCTTGATTTGATGAAGTCCAAGCGGCTCTCCTTTTTTGTGGCGCTGCAACAATTTCTTTGCCCATCGCTTGTGATCGATCTGGCCTTTTTCATCCCGGGGCAATTTAAAGGCCTTGGAGGCGATTTCTGCCATTACCCTATCAACCACCTCAACTGGAGCTTTTGGAGCCTCCAGCGCCATCGTGGTTGGTTTTGGGGCATGTTTTACCAAAGACTTAAACTCGATCAGGTTCGGGCATCGGTCTGGTAGGTTTTGCAACGCCCAACCAATTGCGTTCAGATTGTCAGAAAAAGATGCAAGCTCATGCGCCCAATGAGATTTGACTTCCCCGGCGTTAAGGTTTGCCCACTTGTTTAAAAACTCTGCGCCGTATGTCATTTGCAGGCGCTCGAATAGCCTGTCAATTGCTGCCATCGGTAGTGCCATTTGAAATCTCCTTTGGTGTTGTAAAAAAATCAAAGTCTTCATCAATAGTGTTGGCGGCTTCGTTCGGGTCCCGCGCCGCTATGCGTGGGCTGAATTCTGCTGCTCGCAGTCTCGCTGCCTTTTGCCATGGTGCTTCACGCAAAATAATTGTCGGCTCGGTAGACTTTTGGTTTCGTACCCAGTTGCGCCAAGTGGCAAACCAATCGGCCTTCACGCCTTTTGATCCGGGCGCGGCAAGCCAGTAGTCTTTAAATCCGTCAGCAGTTTTGTTGACATCAAGATCGATGCGGTTCTGCTTTGCCCAGATTGCCCACTCGTCTGGTAGCTCCCAGCTTTGGTCAAGCCTTTTGGCTTTGGATTTTTTGGGTTGCGGTTCCAATTCTTTTAATTGTTTATTGTTTATTGTTTCTTGTTTATTGTTTAGTTGAACGCCAGTTGAACGGTCGTTAAGCCTTCGTTGCGCTGATGCCTTACCCGCTCTGGATGCGGCTTCCAGCTTGAAGTGGTACTTGGAAATCTCTTCATCAGCGCGTTTATTGATGTACTCATTGTCAGGTGTAAGCTCAAAAAACTCATCAAGAATTGACTGCACTTCATCTTCATGACCACGCATGTTGATACGCCGTGCAACGACCGTTGAACTGGCGTTAATCGGTTGTTCAGTCAAGTAGTAAAGGTCCAGCAATCTGCGATATATCAGGTCTTCTATCGGGGTCAGATGCTTGGTGTGACTGTCATAGTCACCAATGTTGAAATTGTAGTAATGCATCACGCACCAGCCTTTTCAAGAAGCTCTCTGACGTTCTTGCTGTCCTGTTCTCTGGCCTTAAGTGTGCATGCAACGCACCCAGAATTAATCGTGTAACGCAGTGTCGCGCCGCACGCCTTGCAAGGCTTTCCTGTGTATTTTCTCTGGCCTGATTTTGCCGCGAGAATGCGAGGTGATTCCATTTGTTAACACTCCTGTTGAATAACGTTTAATAATTCTAAACGAAATACAACGTAGAGCGTCAACCTTTTTTATTTATTTTCGGAATCTTTGATAAAAACGCCGTCCACCATACGGCCTGTTCGGTCCTTAATGCTGTGCCATGCGACCTCAATGCATTGCTCTATGTCAACGCCATGTTGCTCTGCCAAGATGGTAAGCACGACGATCATGTCACCAATGCCATCCTCGACAGCAGCCTGTTGTTTTCTTGCAATGCCAGCCGCAAGCTCGCCTGCCTCTTCGATCAGTTTTACAAACTGCGCTTGAGGGTTGCTGCCGTCTATGAGATTGCGCTCATGCGCCCAGCCTCGAATGCTTCTAAAAAGACTCATTGTTGCCACCATTAAAAAGGAATATCATCGCCATTAGCTGGGTTCCCAGAGGGGGCGGTATTTTGCTGTTGCTGGGCTGGGGCCGACGCAGGCGCAGAATTACCATCCTTTGGCGTAAACATGCTCACCACGATTGTGTCGCGGTTCTCTGGGTTCGGAACACCAGCCGGGTTAAACGTGCGCTTCATGATGATGTACGGCCCGTTATCACCTTCAACGACAGTACCGATATTTTCGTATCGGTTTTTTTGCTCACCTTTATTGTCTTTGTAGCTGCCAGTTTTTACAGCCAAGTCATAAGTCTTCTTCATTTAATCTCCGTATGGTCACGATTACTTTGCCGCCAGCGATAACGTGCTGACGTTCGATTAGCAGCCGATCAATGTTGCCATCGTCTGCGATGATGTTCGCGTGGACCAGTGAGTCCAGCAAACTTTTTAAAATATTGTCCAAGTCGCGAGTGCGTCGGTCAGGCGGGTAGGCTTTGATCTCAATGGACAGCGCGCCAGTGACGTTTGGTTTAAAGTGGCAAATGCCTTGCACCAGTGCGCGATACAAGCGGCCCTTGCCGCTAATCAAATGCCTGCCAGCAAGTGGCCCACTGCTTGGGTGCCGCCAGTAGGTGTTGACACTTGGGGGCCATGGCAATTCTAGCTCCATGTGCTCAACCATTTATTTCGCGCCCGAAGATGATGTCGTGCGCTGTGATTGTGATGCCCCGCTCCGAGGCAATCTCAAGCAATTTACGCTGGACAGAGGTAGGCACCACGCCTGACTTTTTCCATCGCGACACCGCAGCCGGGTCACGGCCCACGACACGGGCTAGTTTACGGACACCACCGAATAAATCGATGGCGAGTTCTACGGGGGTTATGTGTATGTTGTTCATATGTCAATGATGACACATTATCACCAGCTTGAAAACTCGATTTTTCATAGAGCGATGTGATAAAAACGCAACACTATCTAATCTCACAAAGTCACACGATTTGACACGCTCAAAGTGTTGATCTAATATCACCATATCAACAACGCAAACGGAGATTCAAAATGAACAAGCAGAATTTTTTAGACAAAACAATCGTCCACATGGGCGAGGTTTGGAAAGTTATTGGTGTGGGCGCTCAAACAGAACAAAACACTTTTTGCCATTTGCTCAATCTGCATCGTGGGCGCAAGCAAAAGAATGGTTGGTGTCCTGCCCAGATTAATGATTGGGTTGATACAGCAGTTTTGAACGCAGCTAAATAGGAGATTAAAAATGGACAATTTCACAGCAGTCGGCATTGCCGAAGGTTTCATCGAAGCAGAATCGCAGGACCAGTATATCGAGGCGTGGCAGCGTTTAATTGACACTGGCATGGCTTGGACCTTGCAAGGCTGGTTCGGACGCACAGCGATGCGTTTAATCGAAGAAGGACATTGCGACGCGCCAGCTAACAAATTGCAAGCAGCAGCCCGCAGTACGGGCAAGGACTGTCCCGCAATACAGGCTGGGAGATAAATCATGTGGTTTACAACATCATCAGGCCTTATTGAAATTCAAATGACCAAGTCGCAGGCGCTGGCCTGCACTCATCCCGGGCCATGCGACGCAGACGTTCTCGCGCTTTCGGTGGTGCCCTCTATCGCTCGCCAGCTTGCCAAGCTTGACCCGGAGCTTTTGAAAAAAGAATTGCGCGAGTACGGCGCTTGGGACGAAGACGAACTCAATCACCATGAGAAAAATTTACAACGAATTTTATGGATAGCAGCAGGCGATATTGCAGATAGGTGTTGACACACAATCAACAAAACGTGCTATATTTATCACACACAAACACAAGGAGCTACAAATGGACATTAACGTACACCACACAAAAAAGATCACCATCACAGATTTAAAAAAGTCTGGTGACACACTTTGGCGTGTCATTACGATCACAGAAAAAAACGGCAGCCGCACCGAAATCACATTGTTTGGTGACGATGCCAGCAAATTAAATGTCACCGTAGTTGAAGATGAGTGGAGCGAATAACATGAAACAGCAACATAACTACATTGCTGAAATTGAACATCGTGTCGCTGGCATCCCATGCTTGATCGGTGTCATTTGCCACAAGTCAGTAAAAGGTAGCTACAGCTATAACGACGTTTCAGATTTAGATTACTACGGTTATAGCGAGTCACAGTTTCATGTTCTAGATCGTCGCGGTAGACGCGCACAGTGGCTTGAAAAAAAATTAAATAATCGCGAAGAATCATCTATCTACGAAACCATAACAAATTACTTGGAGTAAAAAATGCAGATGCAAGATAACGCCAACAAAGATTGGCTCAAGAGTAAAAAGCGTTGGTCCAAACTTGATGTCATCGTTTTTGTTTCAGCTACAGCGCTTTGGTCATACGTTTTGTTTTTAATCGATCAGGAGATTTTTAAATGAGTAAGCAGATCATTGAAATTGAAAGCCAGTCACAATGGCTTGGCGAGCGCCTGAAAGATATCACTAGCACTGAAGTGTCGGCCCTCTATGGCCTGTCACCATACATCAGTGAGTTTGAATTGTTCCACCAAAAGCGCGATCAATTGATTGTGAAGATTGAAGAGAACGAACGCATGAAGTGGGGTACGCGCCTCGAGTCAATCATTGCCGCTGGTATTGCTGAAGACCAAGGCTGGCAAATTGAAAAGTTTGATGTTTACATGCGCGACACCGACTTGCGTATGGGTTCATCGTTTGATTTCAAAATCAAGAATCATCCTGATGGCGAAGGCATCCTCGAGATCAAAAACGTTGACTCGCTGGTGTACAGCAAAAACTGGGTTGACGATGGCGCTGGTAACATCGAAGGCCCTGCGCATATCGAGTTGCAGATTCAGCACCAGATGGAAGTCGCTGGCATTGAGTGGACCGCGCTTGGCGTTTTGGTTGGTGGCAATACACCAAAGATTATTTATCGCAAGCGTGACCGCGCAATTGGCAAAGACATTGCAGAACGTGTCGCGGCATTCTGGAAGCGTGTCAGTGACAACAATCCACCAGAGCCTGACTTTATTACTGACTCTGATTTTATCGTCGATGTGTTGCGCAAGAATTCAAACCCCAATGAAATCCTGAACGCAGATATCCACCTCGAAGACAAGATTAAGCACTACGCTTTTATCTCTAAAGAGGCTGGTGATCTAGCAAAACTGAAGACTCAATTAAAAGCCGAGCTATTGCTTGCAATTGGTTCAGCATCAAAAGTATTGACCTCTGTCGGATCGCTGTCCTGCGGCACCGTCAAGGCCTCGCAAGGCACGCTTGTCACACCAGAAATGGTTGGCACATACATAGGTGCAAAAGAAGGTTATCGCAACGTCCGTTTTTACCCAACCAAGGAGAAATAAATGAGTAACGAACTCACCCCAATGGAAGCCATGCGTGGCACCCTAGTAAGAATGCAGCCAGAGTTTGCAGCAGCACTGCCGCCACAAATCCCGGTTGAGAAATTTATCCGCACAACGCTCACAGCAGTGCAGATGAACCCAGAGCTTTTGGGTGCTGACCGTCGCAGCCTGCTTGGTGCCTGCATGAAGGCCGCGCAGGATGGCCTGATGCTTGATGGTCGCGAGGCCGCGCCTGTTATCTTCAGAACCAAGGAAGGTCCCAAGGTTCAGTACATGCCAATGGTTGGCGGTATCTTGAAGAAGATTCGCAACAGCGGAGAGCTTGCCAGTATCAGCGCGCAAGTTGTCTACGATAAGGACCACTTCGAATATGAGCTTGGTGATAATGAACAAATCACACACAAGCCTTTTCTTGGTTCCGATCGGGGCCAGCCCATTGCATGCTACGCGATTGCCAAAACCAAAGACGGCGCAATCTACCGCGAGGTGATGAGTGTTGCCGAAGTCGAAAAGGTTCGCAATAGCAGCCGCGCATCACAGTCAGGACCTTGGGTTCAGTGGTGGGACGAAATGGCAAAAAAGACAGTTATCCGTCGAATCGCCAAACGCTTGCCATCGAGCGCTGATGTTGACTCATTGTTTGAGGCCGACAACGAAGCATCAGGATTCGTTCAGGTGCAGCGACAAGAGCCGATTAATATCACACCAGCACCTGACCAGCAAAACGCTCCCTTGAGCCGATTAAAGGCCTCTATGGGTATTGATAACACCGCCGAGGTTGATCTGACTACAGGCGAAGTTGTGGAGGCCAAGGAAAATGTCGAAGCTCCTAACAACTAAACAGTTGTGCGAGCGCTGGCAAATTTCACAAGACACGCTGCGACAGTGGCGTGTCAGTGAAACTGGCCCGGCGTATATCAAACTTGGTGATGGGCGTGGCGCACCCGTACGTTACAAACAGGAGGATGTCGAAACGTTTGAACGTCAAAATAAAATAGGCTAAAAAAAATCCCCCAAGGCAAAAACACTTGGGGGAAAAAGCTCACTTTCGTGAACCAAGGAGACTCTAATCTATCAACTCAAAATGTGGGCCATCAATAAACGGGCGCTGGCCTTGGCTGCGGCGTAGGTCAACGTAAGCATTCATTGCCTGCTCCATCGTACCGTTCCAATCGCGAATATCATCAATGTGCCAAGCGGCACCCCAACGCAAACCAACGTCAAAATAAATTGCCGAGGCGCGCATCGCGTCTGCGATGTTGTCGTATAGCGAAATTTCCCAAGACGCTCTTTCATCAAGGTACGCCATTAGGTCTACGGCCCTGCCTTGCACATGGGTCCCACCAACAGCGATTTGGCTTGCACCCTTCTTGTAGTACTCCAATTGCTTTTCAGGCGTGCGTAGGCCTTCTATTACAGCGAAATCAATGGTTGTGATCTGGATGGCCCGGTGAACAATATCAACTAGCCGCTGGTCCACACCTTGTAGATTCTTCAAACTGCGCGGAGACAATTCAAACATCATTTAACCCCTAATTTTTTGACCCATTCGTAACAGGTCCGGGCATAGGCTGCGGCCTCGTCGGCGCGGCGGGATTCGGAAAGAAGTAATTCCGCAAGTTGATTTGAAAGCTTGGCTCCGGTGGTGGCAATAGCAGCGTTGCTGGCGGCATTGGGGGCGGTGGGCATGGGGCAATTACTTGTGGTGGAGTTACGGTCGTACAAGCCGCCAAGCTCACTAGCAAGCCTGCGATTGTCAGCAAGAGTCTCATCCAATTTTTTACGATGTTGTGCATTGACAACCTCCAATTCGTTCGCAAGCCTAGAGTTCTCTTGCGCCACTTCCATGGCTTTCAATGTCGCAGCGTGCAATGCGCTTGCTGCCTCAATTTTCATTTGGCTAATCGCCGCAGTGTACTTGGCCTCTTTGTAATCAGCCGTTAACCACCAAGACGAAAAAGCGCCAATCGAAAAACTAGCTCCGACGCATATCGCGATCAGTTTCAAATCGATCATACCTAGAATCCTGTTTTTGCCAGTGATCATCCACGACAGCAGCGCCGATGTACGTTGCGACAACCATTCCAATAAAAACATAAAAAGGCCCCGCTATAGCACCAAGCTGTGTCGAGTCAGTAAACAGAATCAAGATTGGAAACAACAGACCAGCCAGCATAGACAACCATGCCATCTTGCGCCTGTTTTTCCAACGATCGACATCATTCACTTGTCTACCTTTGAGTCGAGCTTTTCATAAAGCTTATCCAGCAATATTTCTATCCGGTCAAAGCGCTTATCCATGTCTGCGCGAAAGCTATCAACCTCCGACTTCTTGACGTAGTTCTCACTAACGTGAAGTCGAAGGCCAGCAATATCATCGCGCAACTCTTTAACCGAATCCCAAAGCTGCCGGGCGAACCAGCCCATGACAGCTATAGCAGACGCACCGCCCAAATTGATAAGATTTTGCCAATCCATAATCAACCCAATCAAAAGCGTTAGAACAGTACAGGCATTGGTGTGTAAGATGTCTCGCTATCGTCTTCAGGCAATTGCGATCCACCACCGTAACCAACAGCAAACAATTGACCGTCATCAAGAAGCATAATCATGCCTTGTTCGCTACCGCCACCATAAGCGCAAATATCTGTTACGACACGGTTGCCAGTAAGCATTGAGTTTGCTGCGGTTGTCCGTGTTGTTACATCACCAAGGCCTAACGCTCCGTTGCCGTTGTAACCCCATACTTTCACTGTGCCGTTTTGCAATAATGCTGCACCGAAGTTGTATGTGCCACTACCACCGTGAACGGCTTTTGTGATTGGTGTCGCGCTAGAAATAATTTGCGTAAACGTTCCGGTGTTTGTGCCAGCAGGAGTTACACCGTTTGCCCAATACTCACCGTAACCACAACCCCAAAGCGAGTTGTCGGTTTTTTTCATGTAAGTAATTGGGTAGTCGTATTGACCAATGTAAACGTCAGACACTCCACCAGTTACAGCTTGCACAGGTGTAAATTGGTTTGACAGTGTGCCGTTTCCTAATTGCCCGTAAGTGTTTGTTCCCCAAGCATGCAAGTTACCAAGGCTATCAATTGCCATTGCATAGTTTGGTCCAGCAAACATTTTTGTAATTACTTTTCCTGACAATGATCCACCAGTGCGCAACGTAGCAATCGTAGCGTTTGTAGTGCCGCCATCACCAAGCTGCCCGTCACCGTTATATCCCCAAGAATATAACGCACCAGCGCTGGTCCGAGCGTAATAAGATGTGTATGCCTCGCGCCCGGCTTCAATTTCAACAATGTTAGAAAGCACAGGAAGTTGTGCAAATCTAGAGGCACTTACTGTGCTGCCTACACCAAGCTGACCATATGCGTTATAGCCACAAGAGTGAACAGTACCATCGCTGCAAAGAGCAAGACTACTTACACCACCTTGCGTTCCACAAGGTATTGCATATTGAATTACAGTTTTACCGTATATAGAGTTTGCGGCATCAGCACTTGCGTTGTAAGGAACACGAACTACTGTTGTTGCTCCATTGCCGCATGCTCCAAACTCATTGTTTCCCCAAAGCCAAAGCTGACCATTTGCATCAATACATGCCGCTTGCTGGTCATACCCATAATAAAGTTTTGACGCACCGGGGAAGCCGGGCGGGAATGCAGTGCGAACCGGATATGAACGAGTGAATGTAGTACCGTCACCCAACAAATAATAACTTTGCTGGCCCCATGCACGAATACTTCCGTCGCTCATAATCACGCCCATTTTGCGGTATGAGTTTGGTTGTGTTCCTGTTGCGTTTTCTGGGAGCTTGGATACTTTCGTTCCAGAACGAACTTGGGGTGTTGCCCATACAGGAAGACCGCCAACGCCAACAGTAAGCACTTGACCAGAAGTACCAGCAGGCAATGCAACAAGGCCAGAACCGTTGTTGTAAATAATCTCGCCGCCGCTTGTAGAAACACCAGCGGTTCCTTGCGCAAAAATATCCCAGTTTGCCGACGCATCAGTAGGAGTAATCCCAACGGTGCTATCAACAACACATACAAAGCTATCGCCGTTGTACGCGACAACATCTTGACGCATGTATGTTGTGCCAGCGTTGTAAGTTGACCGCCATTTAAATGCGATTTTCCCAAGCGATACTGTTGCCATGATTTCTATCCTTTAAAAAATAATTGGCGAAGGTGCAAAGCGAGATTCTTGATCATCATCACCGCCCATGCTATGCAAACCATAGCCGTTGTTCATTACTTGACCGTCTGATGTCAGACAATAAAGGCACCCACCGCCAGCGCCAAAGTTTCCATTTACCTCAAAATCAACGACGGTTTTATCTATCAATAAAAATTTATTTGGATAGTTTGTTGCTGTGTTGTACCCGTCACCAACTTGACCGTTTGCACCGTAGCCCCAGACAACAACTTTACCGTCATTGCGAAGCGCCACCGCAGTCGAATAAGAACCATATCCGTACATACGCAATTTGGTAACACCAGTTAAAAATGAATCCCCGATAGTGATCCATGTTTGACGGTTTGCGAGCGCACCACCAAGACCTTGACCGTTAATTCCTGTCCATTTAACGGTACCGTCATTCATAAGCACAAGCATTGCGTTCCATCCAGTAACAGCTTGCGCAAAAGACACTCCATCTAAAACTTTTATAGGATAAATTGCGCTACCTTGCCAAACATTACTTGTATAAGAAATTCCAAAACCGTCAAGAACGTTATAGCCAGCATCACCCCAGCACCACAATTCACCATTATCGAGCACTGCACCGTATCGACGCACAACAGGCTGTCCACCTTCTCCAGCATCTCCGTAACACTCACTACTAAAAAGCTGTTTGACTGTTTTATTAAATCCCCAAGGCATTACTGGCCTGTGAAAATAATTTGGTGCTGTGTACAAAGATGTGTTTGTTTCGCCAGCACTATACAAAATTCCATTGGTACCAATTAAAAATGATGCAGCATATCTAGCAGTTGCATATATGTCTTTAATTGGAGTTGTTACCGTCATTGGAATCAAATAAGGAACAAGAATGTTTGTAGTAGTTCCATTACCTAAATTGCCGTATGCGTTGTAACCCCATGTATAAACGCGGCCCAAGTTATCCAACAAGAACATTGATGGACTTCCACTGTATGCATTGCTTTGGAAAATCTTTGTGATGACAGTGTTTGCGCCAAGATCACCAAAGCCGTTAATTTTTGTTGGTATTACTGTTGCGCCAGTTGTATTGCGCCCTGACATGTAGTCACCACGGTTTCCACCGCTGTGATAAACAGCGCCATTTGCATCAAGAAAATATGTGTCGTTCCAGTTTGATACAACTTGTGTGATGCGTGGCGTGCCGGGTGGAAAAGCAACTCGCGTTGGTAAGGTATAGTTCCAAGCTGGATCACCACCGTAAGAGCCTGTGCCTGTTTGACCGTTTGAGCGCAAGCCCCAAACTCGCACAGAGCCATCGCTCATGATCGATGACATGTAGTATTGTGATAGCTGATAACCGGAACATTCCATCCTGTCCATTGTCATTAGCTTTGTCGCAATCACACCATTGCGCCCACCCATAAAGCGAAACTCCATAGAGCTTGCGCCGTTTGAATGAAGTGCTGTGTATGGGACACCGCTTACAGGATCGCCGCCAGTTAACACTTGACCAGCAAGCGTTGCGTCTTGTTGGCCTAGCGCAAAAGGAACAGGCAATCCGTTTTGAATGACATAAGCGCCGCCGTCTTTGTACACCACATCTTTTTCAACGTAAGACAAGTATGGCGAATAGAGTCCTTTCCAACGGTACCCTAGCTTTGTAATGTCTATGTTCATCATAGCGTCATCACCAATTGGTTATTAGTAATTGCAACAGTAAAGCCTTCACCAAGCATCGATGCTACATAATTTCCATCAACGTAGTCTTCATCGCGGCCTTCTGTCAAAAGCAACTCTGTTGAATCAAGAGAAAATGCAAATCCGTAAAACCGAGGTGATGCAGATGATGTCGTAAATTCATATCCGGTTTCGTCAAGCTTAACTTTCAAGAATTCACCAGCGTGACCGACAAGTGATGGCGGTAGGCCAGCAGCGGCAAGATAACCCGGCACAGCAAGAATTGCAGCAAGGTTATCAAATATCGCGTTAAGCTCAACGATGTTATCTGCAATCGAATTTAAGTCTGCAATGTTGTCTGCTGTTGTGATAACGTCAGCAATGTTGTTTCCAACAATAACAATTTGCGCAATGTATTCGTATATTGCATTTATTTCGTCTAGCGATCCAGCAACAGCATCGATGCTAGAGTTCGGATCGTTCAGGTTATCCGCAACAGTTTCAATTTCTGTGATGTGCGCGACAAGAGTATCAAGGTCATCGATGCGATTGACCAAGATAATAATATCCTCAACCAGTTGCGACGATGATACGTCGCTGGTAATCGGAACCTTTGCGGCCCGGGCCACACCTTCTGCAAGCTGCTGTACTAGGATCGTCAAGCGGTCCAGCGCGGTGTTAATTACGCTCGGGTAGAAACCACCTTGGTTCGTCAAATCGACGGGCTGTAGGGCCTCCAGATCGGTTGTAATAACCATCGTCGTGCCAACAGGCAACGGCACCGTAAGCGTGATGCTTCCACCAGCGTTTGAGTTTTGGTCGAGGTTTAGCGTGACACTGTAGTCAGTGCCATAAACAAGGGTCGTTTCAACGTCCGTTGCGTCAACGCTCACAACCCATAAGTCGGTTGGCTCAAATACTTTAAAAGCAAACGGAAACAGCACCGTAACGCCGTTCCCTTCAAAGGGGCCTGCTTCCCTGTTTTCTGTGGATATAGTCATTCGCGGTTCTCCCGACGCATATCAAAAGGTTATTGACATATAGGGTTGATACGGGTACCTATCTACCCTTAAAACCAAGCACTGGCGCTGCCAAATTCTCGGTCTTCCCTTCAACTAAAGCTTCGATTCCGTTCCATGTTCGGTTGATCTGCGCCGACGGCAACCCAGCAAAACCACCTATGACGTTGATCGCGGCCTTTCTGAATGATGTATCAAACTCGCCCTGACCAACTTGTTTGATCAGGTTATACGAATCAGATACAAGACGCAGGCCACCCGGGCCAGAGTAACTTCTGCCGCCGCCCTCTGTGCCAAGCACCAATTTGCCAGCTTCAGCAAATTCGCGGGTGATAATCATTGTTCCCATCATGTAGCTAATTTGCTCGGCAACCAATTCTTTGGCAATTTTTTCCATGTCGAATTCGTCATCGTCATCGCTTGGAACCAGACCGTTTTTAAGTGCGTACGTCAAAACAACAGGCACAGTAAACAACATCAAATATTTTGCCGCTAATTCACCTTTGCTTTTAGCCGTCATTGTTGTAACTGCTGCTAAATTAAATAAAGTATTTAAAAATGAATAAAACACAGTGAAGACTTTTAGCGCTGGGCCACCGCGCTCGATAGCAGACAAGTCTTTCAACATGCCACCGCCTTGCGAATCTATAACAGCTTGCTCCGCAAGTGCAATTGATCTGGCCTCATCATTGCCTTCTGCAATTGCTTTTTCGTATGCGCCAATAAATGTTGGAACGTCAACTAATCGCTGCATTCTCATCATCATAAAATAGGCACCAATCTTTACAGCACGCATTGCTTTGCTTTCATCTTGAACCATATTGCGCAACTCGTTTAGTTCTCTAAATTGCGTTCTACCACGGTTAGCCATAAATGGTGATGCCTCATCAACATATTTAAATGCGTCTGATCCAAATTGCAACGTCTTCATTATTCCGCGCCCGATCCATTTTGGTCCAACGCGAACAATTGATTGGTTAAATCCTGTGATCTGTTGAATTGCGCTCATTACGTTAAAACCAAGTCCAGCAGCACTTATTCCTTGACGCAATCTATTGAGTGCAACTTCTCCGGCATTTTGTGCAGCCCGCTCACCTACGGCAACATCGTTGACCCATGATTTAAATTGCTGTTTAAATTCTGGACCATATTGCGTACGGATAGCCGTATCAATACTTTGAGATTTTAAAAGCTTGTTTGCATCGATAAGCCATTCGTGCCATGACAAATCGTGAATAACATCGTTGATGCCGTTATACATACCTCCAAGGGTATACAACAAAGGTCGTCCTTTTACCTCTTCTACGCGAGATTTGGTAAAGCTGCGGCGAGTTGTTGCGCTAGTGTAAGCGCCCTGCATTTGTTGTTTGATGTCTTCAGCGTCAGCAAAAGCTTCTGCACGCTCGCTTGCCATTGGATCGTAGACAATTGGGTAATAACCACCGCGCATGTCAACAACCTCGCCATCCAAAGATGTAATGGTCATTGGTGCTGGGTCAACCCA